ACCATTAAGACTACACTGATCAAGAAGCCAACAACTAAAGTCATAATTTTGTACCATTATGCGTTCTACATCACGCTCTGTAGTACTACTTATAGCTCCAAGATGTATCACCCAATCTAAATTTTTAACAGTGGGAACTGATTCTCCCCATTCGTATAACTGTAAGTCATGTTCATTAGCCAAGGCTCTTACCATATTTTGCCCTATAAACCCTCTATATCCAGTTATTAGAATTCTCATTTTTGACTATCACCTTTGATCAAACGATAGTTATCATCCACATTATCTGCTGTACTTACTTCTAGTATAGTGCCTTCCTCTAGGCAAATTAACTGATGAGGCTGTAGAGGAGGATTATGCCAAACATCCCCTATACAAAGTTTTTGTTCTGTTTGCTCGGCATTATTAGTATTAATAGTTCGCACTAGAAATGAACCTGTTAATACGTACCACGTTTCATCTTTGACGGCATGAAAGTGCATACTGAATCGTGAGTTTTTTTTGAAATTCAATAATTTGCCACAATATTGATTAGTAGATGCCCAAATAAGTTCGTGCCCCCACCCTTTATCTACTATATTAGTCACAACCCTGCCTCACCTAAAATCATTTTTGCCCATTCGGCATCAGAAAGATAATCTCGAAATTTCTTTTGCCAAAAATCTGGATCGATAATAGCCATAATCATTTGTAGATGTTCGGCATTAATTGAACTTAACCAAGATACACCGCTATCACAATTAAATATAACCCACGGACTAATTCTACCATTTTGTATATGATGTACTATACGGTTAGATGAGCCCGAACGAAAATAATTAGCAAAATTATTATCTAAAATTGAATCAGTATCGGCATATTCCTGCATTTCTTTTAATGATCTTTCTATAGCATCTTGTACTGGTTCTCTTTTAATATATGTATGCATCCAAGTAATGTAGAGATGATCTTTAGTCCAGTGATCAAGTTTATGATTATTCTTTAACAACCACTCCACTAGATTAGGTACGTTGATAGCTCTAATATCAACTGCCCAACGACCAAATTTTACAAATGCAATATAAAAATTGCTGGCAGCAAAATCATCATATGTTTTTAATTTAGCACTACCTTGCGTAGTTTCAAAAAACTTTAAGTAGGCTTTAAAACCAATCTGCACACCTTGTTCTTGTTGTTGATTATGTCTACGTTTAGGTTCACATAGATGGGCAACTAGTGTGCTTTGTTTAACATATGATTTCTTACAAAATTTGCATTCAAAAGTCACCCTAACACCTTTTTAATATCGCTGTCGGTATAGCCCATACTCAATGCAGTCTGTTTGAGTTCATCCTTGGTTGTCACAGATGCTAACAATTCCAAATCTTTGTTTTTCATGTCTGGATACAGTTCGGCCAGGAACTTGTAGACCTTATTGTCGCCTTCCTTTTTCTTGCTAGGTTGCCAGTAATGTCTTTGCAACCCTAAATTTGGACTTACTGTGGTACACAATAACCATTGTAGTTTTTCGTGTCGATTAATATCAAAAAAGTGCAGATTAACACGATCATTAGTGGCTCGTAAATACCATTCTTGAAAATCGGGTTCACTATCTACGCTAGCACCATATTTCATAATTAAGTAGCTGCTAAACTTTTTACGTTCTTGATCAGTCAACTCGTCATAGAATTCTCTATTTTTCGTATCAAATTGACGCATTTCATTTTGAATACTTAGTTTGTCCATGTTCTCTTACAAGGTTATATAGTAGTATAAACTTATCTCGTGCTTCTTGTAAAGCGGAATGATGTTCGGCTAACACATTGGCATAGACCCAATCTGCATAGCTTAATCTAGATTTTGCAGACTGATATGGGTCTATATTGTTTGCTATTAACTTTCTATCCCTAGATCCGTATTCACGTTCGTAGATGGTATTACCGCCATCTGGACTTTCATATATGGTATTATTCACACTACCAAGCCTTTGTATAATTTACAACTTCACTTTGTCTGCTAATCTCTTTAACAAAATAGACACACAAGGGTTTTTCTTTGTCCGATTCTAAGGGTATAGCCAGTAGTTGTCCAGGTTTAAGTTTAGGAAAGTACCACTTAACATCTTGATAGATATCAACCACTTCTATGGGATAGAATTGAGGTTTAAAACTGCTGAGAGGATTAAAGGCAAATGCACTGAAACCCCTATCATTAAGACTGGTAAGAGGAACAACTTCTAAATCACCTAGATCATGTTCACCTATAAGCATTTGCCAATCTATAGGCATTTGCAATTCATAATTGCCAATACGTAATACTAAAGCAGGGCTGTTAAAGCTCTCTAAAAAAATCAATGGGATAAAAAAATAGTCTGGATCTTTACTGTCCGAATTGTCCAGGACACAAAATCTCACATCATCAACTTCTTCAGGTATACTGGATAAATCATAGCTTGTGTTTTCTAAGGTCAATAATCGCATTGTTAGTTCTCATTTTAATTGCCATCTATCCTTTTGTATAGAAAAAGGATATTTTGCTTCTGTATAAAACTTTTTTCTTGCAGTAAGATGTCGTTTGGCAAATTTGCAGGTACTAGTAATATCCCAAATTTCTACGTGATCCTTGTCTTCAGCTTTGCGGATACCTCGGCCAATACTTTGGATAACTCTAACAAAGCTTTTTCCGGGCTCCACAAGAACCAAATTAAAAATCCTAGGAATATTAATACCCACAGCGGCCACACCATAAGTCGCCACAATAACCTTTTTATCACTAGTTGCAACTTGATCATATTCTTCTTTTCTACTGGCCGCTTTGGTTGATCCACTTACAAATACTGCATCATTGATTAATTTTGTTAACTCTTTACCTGGTGCTACCCTGTCTACTAGAACTAGAGTATTACCATTCTGTCGTATATTGTCGACTAACTTACTTATGTGAAGTAATCTTTCCTGGTTCTCTAATAGATATTTTAATTCCTGTTGATAGGTTTTATACTCTACATAGTCTTCTAGTTGCAGTATATTAACGTGACACTCTGCCAGATGTCCTGCCTCTTGTAATTCGTTGGCACTAAGTTTACCAACTATATCCCCAATACAGCATCGTAATGCCATAAAGGCATATTCTTCTTTGGGAATAGTGCCAGTTAATCCCCATCGAATAGGTACGTGTCCAAATACACTGCTTAATAGAGTTTTTAAAGCATCGGCCTTGGCCATATGTGCTTCATCAACTATTACACACACAACATTGTCGATAAATTCACCAATGGTGCAAACTGCTTGACCATTCTTAGTATCTTTAAGTAGGTTATTTAAACTTTGCCAAGTACAAATTGTATGTTGTCGATTATAGTCTTTTCTGTCACCGAAGTATACACCAACATCTAATCCAACATTGACATAGTCTGCTTCTGTTTGAGTGACCAAACTCTTGTTTGGAACAATAATTATGCTTCTACCATAACGTTGCACACTTGCACTCAATGCCGCTGTCATAATAGTTTTACCGGCACCAGTAGCAACTTCCTGGATACTTTGAGGATTTTTAAAAAAGTTATTTAGAATAGGTACTTGATAGTCCCTTAACAAAATGGGTTCGTTGGCTTTAGGATGACCCGCTGGCCAAGTCCTATCTGCAAAAAAATTTTCCCCAATCTCTTTGAAATCAAAGGTTGTAGAATAACTTCTTTGATCATTAATTTCCACATCATAACCATGCTGCTCCAGAATAGGCAGTATTTCTGGAAGTAGATTAATGTAGGTAGTACCGCCTAGATTAAAAAAGCCAACTTTGCCATCCCACCTTCCTAATCTCACACTGGGTTGATATCTTGCGCCCGGAATTTCGTATTTGAATTTGTTGCTAAGATGTCGACGTAGAGATAGATCTAGTCCCTCCAACTTAACATTTACTTCATCTTTAATAGTTAGTATACAGTTCATTTAATTATTATAACTTTTTCTGCCTTTGTAAGCCAAGTGGATTTTTTACCTCCCACGAGGATAGGACTAAAACTTACTAGTAATTTCATTGCACCTAAATTTGTGTTAGTACGTTTACTATTTAAATAAATTATGTCTTTACTATCCGACTTTGGAATTCCGATATCGTAAATATGAATTGGTAGTCTATCAGTTAAACGAGCATAGGTCAGTATCTCGTCAATAAAATCATCGGACTTTTCAATATTAATTCTTCTATCTTGCAAATACTTTACTAACGACTGATCAATATTTTGTTCAATCCAATTTTTTGTAGTAGAGTCTAAGGTATAGCCTAAGACTGAACTCATATCTATTAATTTGATCAAATTATCCTTGGATAACCCGCCGCAATGTTCTTCGATGTAGTCCAACAGATCCTGTGCAGCATTAGATATGCTAACTTCATTATCACGAAGTTGAAGTTCTATTTTATATTTGTCCCCACTTTCCACTGCTTCTATCTTGTTATTAAGTTCTAAAACTTCAGATCCTATTTCAAAATCAAAGTTTTTTCCCAGGTTGACTGCAAAATTTACAGTATTTTCAGTTAATCCAAACTCCCACACTCGACGGTCATGAACGAATTTACTATGACCTGGCAAGTTGCCGATGCAAGACTTTATAGCCGAAATAATCTTATTATCAAAGGGAAATTTTACAATTAAATTGTTATCCTCAAGAAATATTTTTTTGGATCTATCAACTTGCCGTATACCAAGTCTAAATTTTAGATCTTCATCAGGCACAATTACAGGTTTGGCGAGATTAGCCAACTGCTTTTTGTATTTCATAACAATTTTCACAGCCAACTCAGCTTGCTTGTCTGTATAGGCTACTTGGGTGTCAGACGTTTGAAACGCTAGACTATCTACTATTTGTGTATCATATCTAGCTAGATTAATCCTGACAGACTGTCTTGCAAAAAACAATAAAGGTTGCCCAAGATCATCTCTAAGACCTGCAATATATTCAATATAGTCTTCAACAAAATTAAATTTAATCATAAGGGCATTATAGCATAAGCCATGCTAAAGTCAAAAAAAAACTCTGTCAATATTGACAGAGTCATTTGCACACTTGTCGGTTATAGACAGTCGTTGTCTTTTTCTATCTTTCCTAGTTCTTTGAGTAAAAACTCATTGCGTATATTTTGTTCACAACGATCGATTTTATTCTTGTTAGTAGCCCTTATCATTAAATGATAATTACGAGCCCATTCCATACCAGCTAGCCAATTTTCTGCTTCAGTCAAGTTACCAATAAAAATTTCTGCATCACGGCAATAAATTGGTAACCTATCTTGATAGGGCACTAATGCAAAGACATCATGATTTGTGTGATGATGTTTGGGTTTTGCAACTTCAAGTCCAAAATCACGTGCACGATCTCTAAACCTCATGAACCTATCAGCAGTGCGCCAACCGATTGTCATAAAATTTCCTGTGCTAAATTTATACTTATGCCTAAATTAAACTGCCGCTTTCATACAAGTAGTTTTGGCCATAGCCTGCCACCGGGTAGGAAAACTTTTACGCAGATCCGCAATCTTAAGTGCCATACGGAGAGACATTTCGCGCAATTTATTCTTGTTTACATCCATAAACGCAATGATCTCATCTTGTGCAGACTGTTCGAAATCATAGTTACTGAACAACTCGCCATCGGCTGCAATCTGTTTGATACGCAGAATCTTGTCACGCATAGTATCAAGAGTCAGATCCAGATAATGGCAACGGCTCTGCAGTGCATCCAAGTGATCCCGAAGTTTTTGCGATTTCATTTGATCAAATTTAAGATTGGTGATAAAAATCACACTTCCGTTAAAGTTGAACGTATCGGGCACACCTTCACGACGTAGCATATTGCTGTCACTGAGCCAGGAAATTTTACGCTTCTTGCCACTGTCCAGTGCACCCTTGAGTAGGTTAAGAGCAACATCGTCAAGCAGAATACTATCGCAGTCATCGAACACAAGAACGCAATTTGGATCACTGTATTTGTATAGAGTGCAATACAGTCCCAGGGCCGTTGCACTACCTTTAACAACTTCTGCACGAAGACGACGTCCAGCAAGTTGATCCAACAGAGTAGCCTTTTCAATTTCACGTTCGATACCAAAGCTTTTGCCAACTCCTGGAGGACCTGACACAATCATTGCACGGATGTCGCCTGAGATACTGGCTTTGGTCATCTCGATAAGAATATCGAAACGTTCCCGAATACGTTCCATTACCTGTTCATCAGTTTCGGAAATATCTTCAATGGGTTCAGCTGCAGTCTGAACAACCGAACCAGTAACAAATTCGTAGTCTGCGGGGCTGTCCACGTTAATGCGAATGGTATCGGGCATATTGGGGAAAGAATCGTTATTGCGAACAGTGACAAAACGATTTTTATTAGTGGTTTTAAATTGTTCGACTAGTTCAAACGTCATACCTGCTACGCTCTTGTTACGGTAGCTACCTTGCCGGATCCGAATCGTTGCTTGGGTCATTGCTAGCTCCTGTTGGATTACTTACTATACCAATATTATATTAGAAATTGGAATATTTGTCAACCGCTAAAGGGTATCTAAAATTTGTTGTAAATCTGCAACATTTTTGAAAACTTCGTTGTGCCCCCTACTAGTTTTCAACAAAATGAAATTTCGATTATAAATTTCTACGGTTGCATCTAGTGTACGGGCTCGACCAAAAGTCACAGACAAATATTTACGACCTTTTCTATTTTGAAGGGTACCTGTCAATACACCATAAGGAGCATCGAACACACCCTTGTTAATGACCCATTGATAGATTTGATCTTGAATAGTTTGACTGTTCATAGTAACCTAGGCAATTTTGAAGCGTTCTAAGACTTTGTGTTCTTCTTGATCAACTGACTGAATTGCCTCCCGCAAAGTACAGCCAGTTGTGCCTACGTATTGAGTGCCATTACTCCAATGGGCATATCGTTCCAATCCTTCACGAATGCCCTGATAGTAGGCACGGGTCTGAGCCAGTTGAAGATATTGATCTTGTTCGGGACTAAAAACAAGTGAACTCATTTTATTTTCTTTATTTTACCAAAGCGTAAGGTTTGTTCCACTTACCAATATTGATATCCACGTACCAGCCCACATCAAAGTAGTCGGATTGAATATCGCTGCGATCATGGTTGCCAGTCATCATAGCATCATAAACTTCTTTGAGAAAGTCCAAAGCCCGACCACTGAAGTGGTTTTGAAAGTGATAGGGATTAACACTGAGGGAACCCGATGTATGAGGCTCCATAACTTTAGCAATATGGCGATTCCGCTCGATTAGGGTCTTATTATAATTATAAACAAAGTCAATATCGCCCTGGCTTACATTAAGCACTAAGGTGCGGTGATTTTGTATCGCCAAACTGGCTTTGATACCGTATTTTTTGCAGATTGCACGAACCGCAGGAGCGATTTGGGACTTGCGTTCTTGGGAAATATAAGCCATTTGTTACTCCGTTTTGTTTACTGTACCAATATTATAAGACATATTGGAATATTTGTCAACTAAATTAGTGGGCAAGAATCTTAGGCCAGATGGGTTTTAACACGGATATAAAAACTGGTACGATAAACTTTATTAGTATACCCGTTGAGGACAAAAGTGCTCAGAGCTTTACAGTATTGGTCGCTAGTTGCATACCCAACTACAATACGAACAGCTTTATCTTTATTTCCGCGACTTTTATCTGTTGCAACAGGAACGATGCCGCAAGAATGAAAAACACTGCGAACTTGTTTTGTATTGGCAAGCATTTGATGCTCCGTTTGTTTACTGTACCAATATTATACGAAATATCGGATTATTTGTCAACCGTTTATTTTGTACTGGGTGCTACCCATTCGCCGATGATCTTGACAAAATCTTGATGAACAATAAACGATCCCGCACCATGAGGAGTGGGAGCCAATTCAATTATTTCGCCCACAGTGGAAATAACATAGTAAGACTGAGACCGATATACAGCAACTTTCATTTCTGGTTCCGTTTTGTTTACTGTACCAATATTATACCGAATATTGGAATATTTGTCAACCGAAAGATTATTGCTCTACAGTCATCTCACCAATAAAGCGGAGACCAGTTCCTTCTACTTTGTAGGTCAACGTAGTTATCTCGAACTCGTCTTCGATGTCCACATCCCATAGCCCAAATTCGTTGGGAGCGATGTTAGTTGCTTCGGGATGACTTTTCCTAAGAATCTGGTAAACTTCTTTGCGTTCCATCATTGGAACTCCAGTAGATCTGCTACATAGCCATCATAGAGATATTGCAAAGCCTTCCATACACTGTCTTCTACGGAATTTGATTCCCTGAGGAGGGTGTAGGCTTCTCGGAAGTAGTTTTCGTCGCCGCGGGCCTCTGCGTAGGCTTCAGCACGTTTCAAATATTCCATTTACTGCTCCACATCGTTTACTGTATCAATATTATACAAAATATTGGAATATTTGTCAACCAAATTTTACCAACTTGATTGATATTCGAATTCCCAATTCAAGGGCAGGGACAAGCAAGAATCCACAATTTTAATTGTATATTCTAGATCATGAAAATAATCTTCATTATATTCTGTTGACCCAAAAAAGAAACCCGACATGCTAGGTAGCAATTCAGCTGCTCGATCCTTGTCTGCTAGAACATCCATACAAACCTGTTTAAGAGCACTTAATTGGGATCGGCAAACGTGATATTTAAGGCAATTATCAATATTTCTTTGGCAATTTCGCACGAACCAAAAATGAATCGAATTTGCTTTACGCCAATAACCTGCATTGATTACAATTTCAGTTACGGCGGGTTCGTCGGAAAATGCTCCGGTTCGATTTTCTAATTCGGGAAACATTTTACCAACTTCAACTTGAATATTTTCGTCGCCCGGATTCATATATTTACTGAGGAATCGTTTTCCCCGCAGATACATATCTAAGCCCATTATACTACCTCGATCATATTGGCAGGTACACGCCAACGACTGACACCTGCATTTACAGTGATATATTTTACTGCGACTTTTTCCACAGTGCCAATCACCGTTTGATTACGTTTACTAGAATAAAACTTAACACGATCACCCAATGTAATAGCTCGCTTTACCTCACGAGTCATTTGTCCTCGACGATACTTTATAGCCATTACAATACTATTAAGTTGATCATTGGTAAGATCACCGAACATAATTGTGCTATTGATATCTTGTACAGTTACCACTTTAAACTCCGTTGAGTGTTAATGTTTCAAACTATAAAAGAAAAGTGAATATTTGTCAATAGATCCTAATCATTTTCTTTGGAGCTGGTGTTGGGTCCCTCTAGATATTGCTTTAATACCCGCATCAGTTTACGACTGGTATCATAGACATATTCATGGGTATCATCTTCTGTGCTAATAGTAATGATAAAACCATTTTTTGCACGTCGAATTTCAATATTTTCAAACATAGGTGTATCCTTAATGTTTTTATACAATAACAAAATTTTAAATATTTGTCAATCTATTATTGTAGTTTTTTATTCAAAACTTGGCGTAGGACAACACTAGCATAAGTAAAATTTTGCTCCATATAGGACAACCCAGCTAAACCATAGGCAATTGATCCCATATCTTTGAAGTAATTTTCACTAGGCCATTTTTTATGTTTTATCGGCCAACTATCTATAATAAGACATTCGTCTGCTATTGGTAGATATTCATCACGTTTTTTTACGCTGAGCATTCTTAATGCGATAGCTTCTTGGTAGATGTCGGTTCTTTCAAAGTTACGTGCAAACAGATGTACTAGATAAGCTTCTACTTCATTGGCAAGAAATATTTTTGTTTGACCTTCACTTTCTAGAATTAGATCATAACTAACTTTTAAATATTCCTGCCAATGTCTCATACAAATATTTATTTGTATAAGCTTAAGAAGCCCTCTACTTTTTCACCAATATAGGCAATCTGTTCAGGTGTAATCACAGGACTTGTACCATGAAAATAAGTATGAGTCATAGCGTGAGTTGCTTTGGGAAATCTAAGTTGTGCTGTAAGAGGATCCATAATGTGACTATAAGCAGGCTGCAACATAATATTTCCAGCAAAATATGGCCTAGTTTGAATTAGGTTTTCTTCCAAATAATCCACAATATCACTGCGGGTAAAAGGAGCGCCTTTGCGAATAGTAAGAGGAAAAGCAAACCAACTAGGATCAGCCTTGGTCTGTGCTCTCGGTAAATGGAAGAATTCTTCATATGGTTCATATATATTGAATAAAAGTTGATAGTTTCTACGACGTAGTTCGTGAATTTTGGGAAGTTTTTCTAACTGTTTTAAACCCATACTACACTGCAATTCAATAGGTTTAAGATTATAACCAATTTCATCGTAGACATACTTGTGATCAAAAATTTCACCAGGTAATGTCGGTACCCATTCCTTAAATCGTGTACCACAGGTTCCGCATTTTAACTTGTTAGCTTCGGGACCAACACAATAACAGCCTCTACCCCATTCTCTAAAACTACGTAGAATAATTTCTTGTTTGGGATCATCTGTTGCTACGTAGCCGCCTTCTCCCATGGTCATATGATGTGCAGGATAAAAACTGCAACTAGACATATATCCAAAACTACCTAACGGTTTTCCATCATATGTAGATCCCAAGGCATCACAGCAGTCTTCTAATAGCAATATTTCTCGACCAGTCCGACTCTTATAAGAATCTAACATATTTTTCAATCTATCCATATCGGGCGGGTTGCCCAAGACATGAGCAAAAGTTAAAACACGTACATCGGGATTTTGATCTAAAACTTTTTCTAGATGATCCAAGTCTAAATTTAATGTATCCAGTTCGATATCCACAAATACAGCATTAAAACCCATTTGTAATGTAGGATTCAATGTAGTAGGAAATCCAGCAATTGGCATCACTACTAGACTTTTTTTAGGTAAATTGTGCCCACGTTTACTAGTCAAACTGGCCATCATTAACAAGTTACTACTACTACCACTGTTAGTCACAATGCCGTAATTTTTGCCGAATTGCTTGGGAAATTCTCTTTCGAATTTTAGTGCATCATCCCCCATTACCAACCAGCCTTTTAGAAGACTAGCCACACCGGCTTCAAATTCGTCTGCATCATAATATGCACCGGCGTAGTTTACAAAATCTTTACCTGCAACCCATTTTTTATTGGCCTGCACTTGATTAATATATTCTCTTACTTGTTTTAAAATATGTTCCATTTTATTGTCTACTTGTCAAAAATCCAATATAGTCACTATATTGTACACTATCCACAATCCTAAGTCTATGTCTTAAGAAGAATTGACCTATTGAGTAACCATTGAAGATACTTAAATGTTCGTGAAATATCCCGTGTGGCAAAGGTGGGCAATCAAAATTCGGCACTTCGAAATAAAAAGTAGTATCTAGATGACCAAAATTTAATACCTGTTGTAAGACTCGGTCTGGGTCCGATTCGTGCTCTAAAACATGACAACACATAACAAAGTCAAATTTTAGATCACTATTTAAACCAAGTTTCTCTATGCCCGGTTGAACAGGTTTATCACTTATGTCATAAACATATTTTTTCACATTGGAATTAAATTCGGGTATATACTTTCCGTCGTTGCCACCAAAATCCAATAAAGTTTTTATATTGTTCAAGTCAGGATTGCGGTCTATTAGGTAATTTAATCCCACTAGTCTTCGTTCTATTTCTTCTTCTGTATCAAAAGTTTTAGATACTGCTGCGTAATAAGGATTTAATTCTATTCTGGTCTCGGTATATTCTTTCCCCCGATAGTCTAAATAATATCTAGAAATTTCAGTATCATCTAATCTAGCATCTGTACCTACCCAGGTACAATCTTGACAAACGATAGCGTGAATAGGTCGATTTGATAAAGTATCTACACCAGTAGCTCTGGATACTACAAATCTATCTAAAAAGGCATATTTAAATTCTACATTGTAGGATCTGCAGGCCATACAATTATTAATAAGATACATAGCTCACCATACAAAAGTTTTACGATAATATTCTACAATTTTGGCTAGTTCTTTATCAAAATTAGCTCGAGCTTGCCACCCCAAAGATTTAAGTTTAGTATCATCTATGCTATATCTTAAATCTTGACCAGGACGTATCAAATCTTTAACATAATCTCTATAGTCAACGTTCTTTTTAAAATATAATCGAATAATTTTCTGTACAACTTCGATGTTAGGTAACTCTATATTGCCAGATATATTATAGATTTCATTTACTATTCCGCTGTCGATGATAGTTAATACTGCACGAGCTGTGTCACTGGCGTGTAACCAAGTTCTTACAGGCTTACCTTTGTCGTGAAGATCAATGGGTTTACCCACTGTTAAATATTTGACCGTTTTTGGTATAAGTTTTTCCACATACTGACCAATACCATAGTTATTTGTGGGTCGAACAATAACGTAGGGAATTTGATATGTTCGTGCCCATGCCTGCACTAACATATCCGCTGCGGCCTTAGTGGCGCTATATGGATTACTAGGTTTCAATAAATCACTTTCAGTATGACTGCCTTGTAAAATATCACCATACACTTCGTCGGTACTAAAATGTAAAAGAACAGGAACTTGATATTTTGTTCCCTGTGCTTTTTGTTTAATCAGTTCCAATAATTTGTGTACACCATTAATATTGCTTTTAAGAAAGATATCACTTTGGCTAATACTATTATCAACGTGACTTTCTGCAGCGGTATTAATGATGTAGTCACAATCGTATAATCTTTCTAATTCGTTAATGTCTTTGTGTTCGAATATAAAATTTTCATATTTTTCTAATCCTTGCAGTAGATTCCAATTAGCAGCATAAGTGCCACTATCTATGCCCCGGACATACCACCCACGTTTTAAACAACTTTCCGCAACATGATAGCCTATAAAACCTAAACAACCGGTTACATATACAATTTTTTTATTCATAAGTAATTTTTTAATCCTTGATGCAAACCCTTTAATTGAATGCCTAATTTATTTAATTTGTCTGCGCTACCAGTATAGTTATTTTTACTTGTACTCTCTATAAAAATTTCTCTATCAATATCATGCAATTGTCTAAACTTTTCTATAACTTCACTAATTAGATATTTGTTTTCGTAAACACAATTTATGTCTTTTGCCCATTCTGGAATATTATTATCTATATAATATTCTACAACAGTACAAAGATCCCCTATACTGAAATAATCAAAATATCTGTTATTATTAATAACAAATTTTTGATCAACGGAAGATAAAAATTTAGGAAAAATTCTAGTGGCGATTTCTCCGGGTCCAAAACAATTAAATATTCTTAAATTATAAAAATTATTTTTCGACCAAGATAGTCTACTACGCAAATTTTGACTTAGCCCATATGAATCTATAGGCAATCTATCCCAAATTTCATTTTCTTTAACATTGTTAATATTTCTTTGTCTATCATACTCTGCTGCACTGGCAGTATTAATAAATTTTCCAAACAAATCCGAATTGGCATAAAAGTTCATATATAGCCCAAGATTGTTTTGAACATCTGAGATAGTATTTGTCATTGTAGCAGCACAGCATACTATAACATCGGGCTGATTAATTTCTAACCAATTTTTAACCTTGTTGTAATCTAAAATATCTAAGGTAGTTCTAGTTACATTCAAAATCTTATGTTTTTGATGGAAATATTTGCTTATGTTATTGCCAACAAAACCATTACTACCTATTATTGCAATTTTCATTTGATATTATTTTTAGCAAATTTTATTAAGCCATCAAGCGTAGTTTCGCCTGTTAGTGTTTTCATCAAACTATATTTTCTGGTCCTATCCTTGTGACCCAAGTAATCTAAAGCAAAATGAGATTTATCTGCTAATCCCCCGGACAATATAACATTCTTTGTGATACAATCTTTATCTATAGTTTCTATCGCTAGACAATATTGATTAAGCCAAGAACAGGCAATAGCTGATATAAATTGTTTAATTGTTTGCGATTCTTTAAGATATACAAGCCCAGATTTATCCGGAGATATATAACCCCAACTACCTTCAAAAATTTTTAGATCGACCTGGATGGGATTCTGTTCTAATAAATCGTCTATAGTCAACTGATTCCAAATATTCCAGAAACGTGAGGGTTCTAATAGTTCTGCTAATACATTCAAAGCTCTGCCAGCTGGGATATGTGTAATCACTTTTGCCCAGGACGATTTGTCTATAGGTCTAAGATCACCCTCGCCATTCGACATTAACATAGCTACCTGACTACCAGTACCTAAATTAAGAACCAAATCAGCTGCATTTCCTAAATCCGATCCAATTAGTGCAGCTTGAAGATCCCCTAAGCCCCCATAAATTTGATAACGTTTTTTATCTATAGTGCTTGCTCCTAAATAAGAGTCTACGATGGGGTAGGTTTCACAGTTTAAGTAATGCAAAATTTTGTCACTAAGATCTGCGGATGAATACTGCACTAATCCTTGACTGGCTACAAGACTAATATGATTGCCTTCTATCTCATCCAGGATGGCATTAGCTAATGTGCCGATTTTTTTATTTTTAATGTTTAATGCTTTAATAGTGCTAAAAGCCATACCTGGCTTAAGTCGCATTTTAGTTTCATTATAAAATTGATAACTCCAACTTAGATCTGCTCTGGCATCTTTCCAACTATAATAATAATCATCCAAACTAAATCCATGCATTTCAAAACAGGTAAAAATTTTATCTGCTTGTTGTTTGATATCAATCAGTCTTACTAATTCCTCGAACGCATTTCTATATAATCTTAAAGGAATTTGATAGGCGGGGTATTTAGCATGATTCTCGGTACTAGGACTAATTACCTCTGCTTTACTTAGTATTCTTTGGGTATCTAGGCAATAGAGCAAGGCTTTTATTCTACTTGCACCAAAATCCATTAGAATTATTTTCACGCTACAGCCTTCTTAATAGAACTTAATATTTCACTAAGACCATTATCATCTAAATTTAAACTGATAAATTCCATAAGATTACTTGCAGTCAAGGTTGCAATCTTTAAGGTATTGCCCTCTGCTTTCTTATCGTTAGTAAGAAAGGTCATTAGATTTTCCAAGGGTAAATTTTTAATAAACATTTGTATATAATCACTGATTAGTCTTTTTCCCAAAATATTAATACGTTTATTTAAATGTTCAGACAATAAGTGTCTATCCGTAGATAGTTGATTTTCTATAATCATACCCAAACTCACAGCCTGTCCATGAGGAATGTAATAATTAGAAAGAGCTTCTAAAGCGTGACCTAAACTGTGACCGTAATTCATGCTCCTTCTAATATCCAATTCAAATTCATCATTTTCTACAATAGCTTTTTTAACTTGCAGGCTAGAGGAAATTAAATTTTTTATAGTTGTTTTGTCTTTAACTAAAAACGAATCTATAGAATTTTCTAATAATTCGATACAATTGTCACCTGCAGTGGCAAGTAGTCTGAATATTTCCCCTGCACCACTTAAATAATCACTGAGTCTTAATGATTCTAAAAAGTTAATATCAATGAAAACTCTGCGTGGTGCACTAAACAGACCCAAGACATTTTTACTATTACCGTGATTCACTGCAGTTTTTCCCCCTAAACAACTATCAGCCTGTGCTAATAGGGTAGTAGGTATAAAAGTCCAAGGTATACCACGTTTAAACATATAGGAACTAAATGCACCTAAATCCTGTAGTATCCCCCCTCCGATAACAAATAAATGACTGCCCCTATTAGCATTTTGTTCAAGCAACCAATTGCAAATGTGCAAAACCTTGTTGATATTTTTATTGTCCTCTACTGCATCCACTTCATAAACATTTATATTACCAAAATTAACTGTATTTAGACAGATATTTTTTACATTTTTATCTATCAGTATAAGAGGATGTTTTTGATCTTGCATCAATGAATTAATCCAAGTAAATTTGTTATCATTAATAAATTCTACTGTATAGGGTCTCGGCTTACTATCTACTCGAAAAATATCTAAATTAGAATCAATAGTTAAATCAAATATATCTTGTTGAATTTGAAATTTTGTCTTAATTATCATTGTTGAAATCCTCCTGCCGAATATCCGCCATCTATAACAATATTTTGACCAGTTAAATATGAATTAGATTCGCTGGCAAGATAGTATACTAAATCAGCTACTTCTTCAGATTTACCTAATCGCTGTAGAGGTATATTATTTTCTAACTGTTTGATTACATCTACACTGTTATTTTTTTTAGTCATTTTAGTCATTATATAACCCGGGCTTACTGAATTAACTGCTACATTATATTTTGCTAATTCTATAGCCAATGTTCTTGTTATGCCTAGCAAAGCATGTTTACTAGCACTATAGGCCAATCTGCCCTGTCTACCAAACATAGTATAAAGACTGCCAATTATAATTAGTTTGCCTAAATTAGAAGCTTTCCAATGGTCTATATTTTTTTGTACAATAGGCAAAAAACCCGTGACATTAATTCTTAAATTTTTTTCTATTTGTTCTATATTATCTAATTCAAATCGTGTAGGATTATTAAATCCTGCACAGTGAATAATAATATCCCAAGGGCCATTATGGGTAAGAAACTGTTGAACACTATCTCTACAATCTAGGTTGCATACTTTTTGACCTACAGATGTTACTTGAAAGTTTAGAAACTTTTCTGCTATAGCCTGTCCTATGTCACCAGTACCACCTAGTATCAATACTGACTTATTCATAAATGTTATTATGCATTTCCTCATCAGGTAAAAATGGACTCATATTTTCTAGACTAGGAGCTAGCATAGAACCATCCGATAACTTTTTCGCTGCCAATTTGGGTGCAAATTGCTGTTCAGGATCTACTATAACATTATAAAGCATGGGTTCATTATTAGTAAATGAATTTTGAACTAGATTATTGGTCCAATCTTCCCATTTCTCTATTCTACGGCTTTTAATATCGAATGCATCTGCTATACGAACAAAATCTGGCAAACTAAGTCCATTGGTAAAATCGGTGCCAAATTGATTATCATTAAAGTAATTTTGTTGTGTTTGTTTGATACTTAGATAACCATTATTGTTTAATAAAATAATTTTTATTGGCAAACCATAGTTCTTAATAGTTTCAAGTTCTTGAAGATTCATCATTATACTGCCATCACCGGCTATACAAATTATTCGTTTACCAGGATTGGCAAATGAAGCACCAATAGCAGCAGGTAAATCATAACCCATACTAGCATCACCAGAATTGGTATAAAGACGCTGACCTTGTTTTATTTTGCCAGTTTGAAACGGAATTACACAAGCACTGCCATTAGCTGTGACCACAATATCATCTTTATCCAGTGACAGAAATAAATCATTGATAAATTTGTAAGGATTTAATAAGTCTTTATGTTGATAGTGAGGTAAGACTACAGGATATTTAATTACACGTTCTTTGCACCAGGTTAAAAAACGCTTATGCTCTACCATGGGCTGATATTCAACTAATTTATGAAGAAAAGCTGGTATGAAGTCTTTAAGGTCTGCCTGAATGGTAAGATCAGATTTTAGTGTTGGCTTGTCTAGTTCGGCACGATCTATATCAACGTGAATTTTGTAGGCTTTTTTAGCAAAATTTTTAAAGTTATAGCTTATCTGTCGTATGTTTAATCTACTGCCTAACACAAGAATAAAGTCTGCATTTTGAACAGTAAAATTGCCGGCCCTGTCGCCTACAGTACCGGGCCGGCCGGCATAACATTCATGATCATTAGGTAGCGCATCATGTGCATTCCACCCTGTTACAGTGGGAATACTTAATTGTTTACTTAATTTTAGAAAATTGTGGTATTGGCCGCTTAATCGAATACCTGCACCTGCAAATAAAACTGGGCAACGAGATTTTTTAAGTTTATCTAATATCTTATCGATTTGTATATCATGATTTCGATGTACATTAGAGTAAGTTTCTAATTCTAATTTGGTATTATCGGTAATATATGGACTATTTTTTAAACTTTCAATATCACCCGGCCAACCCTGTAAATGTTGTGAATCAATTTGCATACTACTTATGTCAATCGGGATATCGATCCAAACAGGTCCAGGCCTTCCATTAACTGATAACCAAAGAGCTTGATCTAGTATCATTTTTATATCTTTAGCATCTTTCACTGTACAACCGTATTTTATAACCGGATTAGCCATTGCAATTATGTCAATTTCTTGATCACCCAACTGCCTCATAGGAATAGAATACTGTTTATAGTGTGTTTCTAACTTTACTTGACCTGATATAACTATCATTGCACAACTGTCCACATAGGCACCATAGACACCGTTCAGTGCATTAATACCGCCGGGTCCTGTAGTTACATTTAGTAATGCTAATCTATTACTGCTTCTATAATAACTTTCTGCTGCCATTGCCGCAGCTTGTTCGTGATGAAAGCATATAGTGGTAAGTTTTTTATGGCGTGCAAAAGCATCATTAAGATGCATTGAACCGCCGCCAGTGACTAGAAAAGCGTGGGTGATGCCAAATTGTGTTAAACGATCTGCAACATAGTCGGCTAAACGTTGCAGAGCCATCAGATACCTCTGTGTAAAATTAAATCTTTAAGACGTGGATTTTCGTTGTATGGGCCGTCGATATGATCGATTGTTAGTGGTTGATTAGCCTTAATAGATTGAATTAATTTTTCACCATCTAGTACTTCTCTACAACTTAGTTGTCCTTTATGCAAAGGAATGCTTAGATAGAAATCTTTAAGAAAGTTGTCTTTATTAAGTGTATATCCAGGTTCGATATCTCTTTTAGCATAGGCGCCACGAACTAATGCATCTAGGTATTCAGTTTCCTTTTTACTAATTACACGTCTGCTATCACTATATCCGCCGCACATTTCTACTGCTTTATGAAATGCTTTAAACCAAGTATCACACTGTTCGGGCAGACTACAATAAGTGCTTACAGGGATACCCTCATAATCAATATCAATATGCCTTTCCCAAGTTCTAGCACCTTTAGCATAGCTTATTAGCATACTATTAGACCAGTCGTGATATTCGTGTGTACTGAAACCTACTACATGATCTGGATATCTTTGTTTAATATAATCAATTTGATCAAGATGTAATTCATCATCTTCACTAGGGTAAAGACTTACACAGTGATTTATTGCCAAAGGAATATCTCTTCGTTCAAAAAATATAACAAGATCATCTAGATCTTTTTCGCTAGCGCCACCGGTGCTCACAATCACGGGTTTTCTAGTACTAGCTATTTTATTAATTAAAGGCCAATCATTCATATCTGAGCTGGCAATTTTAATAATTGGCATATTAAAAAATTCACAAAGATCTACACTTTGTTCGTCAAATGGTGTGGCCATTGGGATAGCACTGACTTTTTTAATTTCGTTAACTAATTTACTAAATTGCTCGATTGTTAATTTAGTATCCTCAGTTTTTTTAACATATCTAAGATCTTGATTGCCTTTAAAATCGTTATGAATAAATTGATCAACATCTCTAAACTGTAATTTTATAGCTGTTTTGACATTATTGTATCTAGCAACAGTGCCGTGATCTCTAATAATTTTAATACCTCTTTCAACTTTCCCCCAATGATTATTGGCTAATTCTAGTACAAAAAGGTTCTCGAAAATTTCTCTATCTCGTTGTTTGATTTTCATAAATGTTCCTTATTTCAAAATACCGTTATAATTAGGTATTCCGAGATTATTATTAACTGCATTCATTAACTGAACACGTTGCTGACTATTTCTACTTCCGGACCAATGAATCATATGTGCATAACGCATTTTAAAACAGTTCCATTCGTCCATGTCCCGTTGACTGGCCCAAGGTAACCAATGTGCCATATAATAAATATCTGGTCTATGTGCTTCTTCCCAAGGGATATTTTGACTCCAAAACATTTGATTGGTAATAATCTGATCGTCGCCCCACTCACTATCTCTATAATTACTGACCATTTGCTCAAAAATTTCCCAAACTGATCTAGAGGTTGTATGTGGTATATAAACTAGATCTCCGTTAAAATAATCTTTATGGCTAATATTCCAAGGATTGGGATCTGTAAACGATTTAGGGTCTGTCCAGTTAAACATTCTAAATTCAGCAAATTGATCAAATATCCTTGTTGGTCTTACCATACTTACATCAGGGCCCACAATAAGAATATTACAGGGTTCTTGATGCCACATATTGTATACTCTTTGCCATCCCAGCCGTGCAGATTGATTTACGTGATCTACATCTTCTGTAAAACAAACTTCCTCCCAGTCACCCGCAAGAAAATGACGTAGACTAGCTCGGCTAGCTTGGTACATACTTAGATAATTTTGATATACATCACCTTCTGTACTAGTATCTTTAAAATTCCATTTAGGATCTTTGATACGACGATGTGCACCGACTACAATATTTTTAACTTTGGACATCTTTATCTCTATCTATAAACTTACCCATAATTACTGTGCTATTTTGTCTATAACCCTGGGCATGAATAACACTAAGTCCCTGAGTAGCTAGATATGGAATAGCAGCACTACATTTTCCTATAAACACTCCTTCATTTGGATGATACCAAGTATCATCACAAATTACTAAACAATTATCTGTCAAATAATCCACCAAATACATAGCCTGCATAAGATGCGATAGTTGGCTATTTAGATTATTCATTTCTACATTTAGATTTTGTTTATATCTTTCTTTAACTATAGGCACAAATGGTTCTTCTTCTATTCCTAACCAATAGTTCCAATCAAAGTTATCTAAATAGGCTAAAGATATTTTAGCTTCAGGTTCAAACTCTCTATACTTTCTTAAAAAGATTTCGCCTAAAGCATTTATAATTTGAACATTTTTAAATTTGTCATCGGTTGTTAAAAGACTGCTTAGGTGTCGACATTGATCTTCCATTGCATCCACTGCATATAATTTTGTGGAGCGAGAGGCTGCTTGTTCCGCAAACCATCTTGTACTGCCTTCACCTCTTTCAACACCTATTTCTACCCAAACTCCTGGATCGATTTTATCCAAAAATTGTTCTACACTAGTGTATGCTATTCCCATTAAAAATCCTATTTTAAAATTTTGTCGACTTGTTGTAATCCCGAGAATCTTTCATTAAATAATGGATGAATTAGATTGCAAGGATTATTTCTTTTGAATACACTGTTACTTATTCTGTTTAAAATAGCAGCGACCTTAACCTGATCTGATGAGTCTGGTTTCAAATATTCTATGATATCGGTCAAATTACTAAAACTTTGTGAGCTATGACATAGACTTAATAGAACTAAATCAAATTCTAAATAACTAAAACCAAATTGATCTTCGTCGCCATTGCTAATGCCTAGTCCATCGGTAGGTTTAGCCATTACTGTTGATTCTGGGACGCTATAAATTTCTGCTGTTTTAGGCACTTCCCAACTTTTACTAAGACTTTGAATTGGAGCCAAATCCCCCACATCCCCATGTAGAGTCCAAAAACCTGCAGCCAATTCACTAAAGTTATCTGTACTGGCTACTAAACCGCCTAACTTACTGGCCATATTATAAAGAGTCATCATACGCAGTCTTACACGAAGATTAGCGGATCTAATCTTAGATGTTTTTAAATGAATATCATCATCGAATTGTTTAAAATCCTTAACAAGATTGCGATAGGTGTCTGTGAGATCAATAGTTTGAATTGGGACCTTAAGTGTTTCTGCGGTTTCAAGTGCTCTTTCAGTTTCCCCTGGGTTCTGTAGAATTGGAAGGGTATACGCCTGTACATTCCATTTTGCTGCTTTAAATAATGCTGCGGTAAGAGCACTATCAACTCCTCCGCTCATTCCTATTACAACATTACGAATATTGAATTTTTTACTGTAGTTTTTGAGTTCGCGTTCTAATTTAGTTGCAGTATCTTCTAGAGTATTTTGATCTGGATAAAGTCCTTGATCTATACATTGATCTAGTAAATTTCCAAACCAGGAACTTAGTGGGGCGATTGTTTCTTGTCTACTGTAGTAAAGTATATTTTCTTTTGACATAGTTATCTCTTAATTTTTTTAAGAACATCACGACGCATTAGCACTATTCTATTATTTTGTTGGCGTCGAACAGATATATATTCCACTCCCTCGATTATTTTTATCTGTTTAGGATCATCACAAAGCCATTGTTCTTTTGTAATAGGATTTTCAAGTAAAATAGGTTGTTGCATGATAGTTCCTTGTTTTGTAATTTTAATTATCTGATTACAAAAAGTCAATAAGTTTCATTCAATATTTTAACCGTTATCATTTAGTCCATAAATAGTTACACTCAAGGCATTTAAGGCTCAATTATTATGGATAGATATCAGGAATTAGAATTATTAATCAATAAATTTGTTAGGGAAATACCAAATAACAAAGAATATGATTTAAGGTTAGAAGAAGAATTAGAATTAATAGCTCGATTAGGTTTTGCAAAACATTTTTTACGTGTTCGTGAAATACTAGACCTTACTCGAGATATACCACATATTACTCGTGGGTCAGCAGGTAGTAGTTTAATTTGTTGGCTAATGGGTATTTCCGATGTAGACCCAATCGCAGAACGTATACCGCTAGCACGTTTTATGAATCCAAAACGCGATGATCTACCTGACATCGATTTGGATTTTCCTCATTGGCAACAAGAAACTGTAATGAATCGTATATTTCGTCGTTGGCCAGGACAAAGTGCCAGAGTTAGTAACTATGTTACCTATAAGGAAAAATCTGCCATTCGAGAAGCAGCAAAGAGATTTGGTGCTAAAGGTAAACTAAAACGTAATTTTAAATTAGAAGATGTAGTTCCCGAATATGCAGAAGATGCACGTAGACTAGCCAATAAGCTATTAGGTAAAAAACGTTGTATATCTAAACATTGTGGCGGTATACTAATATTTGATCGTAGTGTGCCAAAAAGTCTAATCAATGCAGAAAATCAAATATTATTGGACAAATACGAAATAGAAGATCTCGAACATTTTAAAATTGATATACTGGCTAATCGAGGGCTAAGTCAATTATGGGAAATTGAACAAAGCAATCTACTTGATTATCCCGAAGAGGATGATGCTACTGCAGAACTTTTAAGTCGAGGTGATGTACTTGGTGTAACTCAAGCCGAAAGCCCTGCAATGCGAAGATTATTTCGTGCAATACAGCCTAAAAGTAGAGCAGATTGTGTGCTAGCAACTGCCTTAATTAGACCGGTGGCCACACAAGGACGCAGGCGTGCCAGTTTTTTCCAAGATTGGAGCAAGGATGGTTTTGATAATACCATTGTGTTCGAAGATGATGCAATCAAATTGATTAGTGAAATATTAGGATGCAATCACTACGATGCAGATATGTGGCGTCGTGCTTTTGCAAAAAAGAATGAAGAAAAAATGTTTGAGTTTATGCAACTAGTCGGCAATCACCCTAGACGTAATGATGTATTTTTAGCGTTAAAAGAACTAAGTCATTTTGGGCTCTGTCGTGCTCACGCTATTAACTTAGGTAGATTAATTTGGGCATTAGCTTATCAAAAAGCTCACAACACAAAGAATTTTTGGCATTCAGCACTAAAACATTGTCAAGGTAGTTATGCTCGTTGGGTATATTGGCAAGAAGCCAAATTAGCTGGTGTTGTAGGTGTCCCATTAGAGGGCAATGAAGTAACTGAGCTTATGGCAACTGGTAGATGGAACAGTCCAAGATTTCTTCCTGCATGCAGAGAAGTACGTCGCCCAGGAGAAGTAGAATTTTGTGGTCTAGTGGCTAACTATCGCGTATTTAAATCAGGTCCTAAAGATTATATAACCTTTGCCACTTTGGGAACAGGTAATGGTCGATATCTTGATGTTGTTTTGAGACATGCTACTAGCTTTCACGATCATCCTGTGCTATGGGGAATGGGCAAATTAGGCTACAAAAACAATACAGAATATGTTACACTATACAAACATAAAAAGTTGAAACTTAGTGAAATTAAACACCTAGAATGAAAACACGATTACACCTCCATACCAACAAAGGTCCTAAAACAAGAGCTTATATTGTAGCAGAACCTCAAGCACTACGTGAGTTAGCTCGTGCAGCAGAGTCAGCAGCACGTAGTGTGGTTGGTATGGAGACTGTAACTTTCTATACTAGTGATGGTCATGAATATGAATTATTCATTGCCTGTGATTTAACCGAAGATGATTGGCAGCAATTGCCAGTGCCTTACGACAAAAAATCTGATCCAGAAAAATTAAATATTGTTCAACTGTATAATGAACTAAAACAGAGCAATTAAAGGCACCCTAGGGTGCCTTTAATTAACTTGCTAACACTCGACTTACCGCGGTGACCACTGCAGCAATACGACCAATATCTCTCAATTGCTCAACTGTGTAACCTTCTTTCTTTAAGGTTTCATAATGAGACTTCACACAGAAGTGGCATTTACCCACGATACTAGCAGCAAGACTGTATGCTTCAAATCTTGCTTTAGTAGTACCGCCATGACTGCTGATAGCATTCATACGTAGTTGAGGTGGAAGACCTTTAAGTTGTTGATCATCAGCCATTTCAACATAGGGATACCAAGTGTTGTTCATGGACATTAGACTAGCAGCAGTAAGAGCAGCATCTGCTTCTTTGCGATCTGCCAGTTGACTGTGTACCCAAGTCCAAAACTTGCTATTTCCAGTTGCAAAAGCAGCAGCTAATGCAACTGCTTCGGCTTCTTCTACTGGCAAACTACTACGCTTGATTACTGCATCAATATTAAGTTTAGTATCTTTGGCATATTCCGGGATACTGTTTTCTTTAAGTGCATCAACCCAAGCGGTCATTATAGAGTCTCCCCTCCGACTGCACGATTGCATGGGCAAAGTTCGCCAGTTTGTAATGCATCCAGTACACGCAATGTTTCATCTGGATTACGACCAACATCTAGATTATTAACAGTGACGTGTTGAATTACATTGTTTGGATCAACAATAAAGGTAGCACGAAGTGCAGCACCAGCAGGTTGATAGAAAATACCTAGTTGTTCGGCAAGGCTTAGTTCACCGCGAGCCACATCAGCAAAACTCCAACTATTAGTTTTCTTTAGATCTTCGTGAGCATTACGCCAAGCCAATTTACAAAATTCGTTATCTGTGGAACCGATGAGCAATACTGCATCACGATCTGAGAAATCTTTATTAAGTTTGTCGTAAGCCACAATCTCAGTGGGACAAACAAAGGTAAAGTCTTTTGGATAGTAAACAACAACTTTCCATTTACCTTCAAAACTTTTTTCAGTGATAGTTTCAAATGCACCATCGGGTGTCAGTGCACCTGGCTTAACTCCGGTAATTGCAAAACTTGTGATTTTGTCGCCAATTGTTTTCATTTATTTTCTCCTGTATTGAAAAATGAATTATTTCTGTGCTTTACAGTTTGGGCAAATTAGTTGAAGATTCTTTTCATCATTGTTATAAGAATTGCCATCAATATAATCTACTACCAACGGTATAGACTGTTGATTGTGTTTTTCATTATCACATACAGAACAACGATGTCCATGTTGTTCTATTAGATATTTTTTAACCCAATCTGGAACCTGTCTCCATGCTGTTGGTGTCTTAGATTCTTTCCATTCGTTTACCAATGAACGGCTACGATATTGTGCTTGACAACTGTTATTGCAAAATTTGTTAGTATAGCTGTTCCCTTTAATAGGATTTACTCTACCACAATTTAAACAAGTAAAACATCCCAATGTCTGCATATCTTCCTCTAATAGAGCATTTCTAAAAGCACTATAAGAATACTTAGTGCTCTACTAAAGTCAATTATATACGTATAGAACTTAAAATACTATATTTCTGGTAGAACTAATGTTGTAAATACTCTCGGGCTTTATGGAATCTAAGTTAAGAACTTTAGTTAAATCATTATCGTTTCGAATAGTTGCATTGTTAATTACAGCACCAATAATAGGTTTTAATCTAGCACTAGGAATACAAATAATATTATTTTTTGCCTATTATCTTCATGAAAGGGTATGGTTAAAGATAAATTGGGGTAAAGTCTAAAACAAAAAAGGCACCCGAAGGTGCCTTTGGTTTGTTGGGTTACAAGGTCTTTCCTACCCCGTGGAGCTTACGCGGCTAAGCGAAGATCTCCAATGAATGTATCATCATTTGCAGATACTTGTTTTGCTTCTACGGCCGAGTTACCCCAACCCTAACGGTTTCCACATTACCGTGTTGTCCAGTTATCTATTACACGCCAATCGATACTGTTTCGGGCCCATTATAAAAGCACAAATAACATAAACAGACAAATTATACCAAATCCTACTATCAGTCTGACAAAATCATCTTGCATATAATACTCTTATGGTGGACCCGGCCGGCACTGCCCCGGCGTCTTGTTCGTCTTTCAACTTCCTTCATACAACAATAAACTGCAGTATATATTTATTAAGGAATGTTGTCAACTGTTGAGATTAATTTTTGTGGCTTCAATAACCATTAAATTATTTGGAATAACATTGCCTACAATCATCGCATTTAACAGATAATGATCTAATAAAATCAATAGGTTTAGGAGGATTATCAGATAGACTATCTAATTCAATATAATTGCAGCATTTATCTCTGCAATTTTTACAATCCAGATCGCATCGTCCTGCTATAAAACCAGTAACAGTTTTGGGAAAATTTCTACAACAGTCAGGTCTTTGATCATATATGCTGCACAGTTCATCTACAGTAAGATATGGGCATCTCATCGATAAATTCATTTATAATTTTTGTTTTCTATTGCATTAAATCTACAACTTGTTTTGCTGTGGCTGGTGCTAATGTCCATCCTAAATGTCCATGCCCTACATTGTAAAAAACTTTTGGATTCTTGTTACTTCGTCTTACAATAGGCATCATATCGGGTGTCATAGGACGCAAACATGCCCACTGTGAATAATCATGTGTATTAATGTCAGGAAAGTTTGTATGTACCCAATCTAATAGTGGTTGTATACGATCCCTACGAATGTCATAGTTTTCCCCTGCCAGTTCTGCAGTGCCCGCAACACGAAAACGATTGCCTAATGTACTAGTGACTATCTTTGCCTGTTCATCTAATAAACTAACCTTGGGCATTGCATTATACGATTTTGAATCATTAGCTTTAATTGTGATACTATATCCTTTCACAGGGTAAATGTCCAATCTATCTCCCACAGTTTTTGCTAATTTTACACTGCCCACACCATTAGCAATAACTACAGCATTATAATTACTAACATCTGTAATACTTTTTATATTGCAATCATAGCAAAAGCTTACATCGTATTTGCTTCTTAACACTTGTTCCATTGCACAACAAAATTTATGTATATCACCAGTCCAGTCACTGGAAGTCCACGCACCACCTACTATACCGCTAATACTTCCTAATGCGGGGTCAATATTGACAGTTTGTAGTGATGTTAACAGGTCCCATTCACAACCATTATTATTGTATAATTGTTTTGCGCTGTGAGCTTTTTGAAAATATTGTTCGTCTTTATAAAAATGTAAAATTCCACAGGCACTTTGGTCAAATTGTAATTTTTCTTCTTCAATGATTTCCGCATATAATGTTCTAGCCACTAGACCTAATTGAATAGTTTTAGCTGTGTTTGTGTGGTAGGCGCCGTTCAAAGTATTATAAAGAAATTTAATTATCCACTGCCATTGCTGCCAATCCAATCTTGGTCTTATTAATAGCGGAGCATCTTTCTTGAACATCCATTTA